GATAGCTGGTGTTTGAACTCCTCCAGCACCGCCAAACATACCATCAAACTTACCACTAATGCCCATTACTGCTAAACTACCAATACCACTAGCCACAGCTTGTCTTGCTCTTGCTCTTGCTAAATTAGCTTCAGCTAATCTTTGTGACTCAATACCGAATAAAGTTGCTGTTTTACTAGCTTCTAACTGTCTAGCTTGTAAAGCGCCTTGTCTCTCTAAAGCATCTATTCTACCTTGTGCCTGTGCTGCTAATCTTTTGTTTTGAGCTTCTTGCTGCCCTATAGATGCTGCAGCTTGTTGAGCGGCCACTGTTTGCTGACCAGCTATAGCTTGGGCTAACCCACCAATACCACTACCACCAGCGGCTTGTTGAAGTCCTGATAATAAATTAGCTTGTTGCTGTTGTTGTTGCTCTCTAATAAATTCAGCTTGCTGTAAATTTACAGTTAAATCTTCATATGGATTTTCCATATCAGCAAATAAATTGCTAGTATCTAGAGACTCATACTTAGCTCTCATCTCTTCTCTAGCAGCTTTAGCTTCTCTTTGCTCTCTACGTCTACGTTTACTACCCATCAATCCTGATAGTATACTAGCGCCAGCTTGAATAGCCATTAATTCTGTTCCAGTTATTGCCATTTTTATTGTTTATTTATATTATAATTACACTTTTTACGCATTATTTACTACTTTCGCTAACGTCTGAACTAACTGCAAAAAGCTCTGCGTGTTGTGTTGAATCGTTTGTCATTTCTACTTCTGCATAGTAACCCATTATGCCTGGTGTGTTTATGTTTGTGTTTTTAGCAAAAAACAAATAATCGCCAGCGTTTGGCAAAGGTATTGTTGATGATGCTGTATTAATCTCAATAGTGTTAGTAGAGTTGTTTATACTTATACACTCACCTATTAACTTAACAGAACCAGATTGTTTACCGCTGTTTATAGTAGTAAAATATATGTTGTCATAGGCACCAGTTTGAACACCCGTGGCAACACCAGTTGGTTTTGCTTGTAAAGAAACATTTATAGGATTGTCAAAAGAATATGTTACTATAGGCATTATTGTTGTGTTGTTATTATATCGTTAATATTTAAGCTTGTAGTTGTATCTGAAGAACCGTGGAATAAAATAGTAGCCAAACAACTAATAGTAGCTACTTTAGTACTTTGACTATTATCTATATCTATTGAAAAATCTTCCATAGCTATTACTGTTCCACCGGTTAGTTGTATTAATTTACCTTGAACAGCAGCGTTAGAAGTCCAAGCGGCAGTTGTAAACTCTTGAGAACCTAAAACTATAGTATAACCCGGTGCAGATGTTGAAGCTGTAAAGTTTATTAATGTTGGTCTATAACTTGGTAAAATAGAGTTATTTCTATTAGCTTCGTTGGTGTCTGTAAATGTGTTTTGACTTAAAACAAAAGAACCAGATGCTGGTGGATTATTATTAGTTATTGAAAAAGTAACTGTAGTAGCATCGTATTGATTTATAGAGACTGTTTTAGGAGATTGTCCATATAAAGCACCTTGAAAAGAGTTAGACGATGTTTCTGTAAGTATTATGTTGTAAATTAAGTTTGAAGTGGTAGATGGAAAGCCAATACCGAGTTGAAATAAACCATTACTGCCTATAGTAGCTGTAAAAGATCCACTAAAAGTTAAAACCGTGTTAGCACTTAATGTTTGTGCTGTACTTAAAACTATACCAGTGCTTGTTATAGATGCTACTGTAGGCGTTCCACTTATACCAGTTCCAGAAACTGTCATGCCAACATGTACGTCTGGATTGTTTGTTTTCGTAGGCACTATTGTTGAGCTACTTACATTAGAAGCTACAAAACTAGTTGTTATTGGAACATCTGCACCACCATTAATTCTAACTCTAACAGTAAGTGTTGCGTTGGCATCACCATTTATCGTTAGCAATCTTTTTTCACCATAACTAGGTATAGGAGATTCGTCTATTTCGTAAGAATATATTTTATTTGTAGAAACAACTGGTATTTGCTCTGCTCTGGAAGTAAAAGCTATAGTATCTGTAGAACTTTCAAATGGAAATAAATATCTAATAGTAAATTCTCTAGCTGTAAGATCTCCAGTTTCTAAAGAACCAGTGTCAACAGTGGTAACGCTATAATTATTAGGGTTTCCAGTATTGTCAAAGTTAACTTCTGGGGCTTGGTTAAAAACAAAACCATTATTTACAGTTACTTTTTTAGTAAAAAGAACTTTTGTTTCATTTGGAAAACCACTAATACTATAAGTTGTATTGTTGTTACTTAAAGTAGCATCAACAGCTGTTGTTATTTCAGTGCAATTTTGTAGTATACTAGTTATATTAGACATATTTATTTTTTAAAGTGTAACAGGTTCTGGTCTAGCGCTACCAATTATTCTAAAAGAACGAGACTCGTCATTAGTTGGCATTGCAGTGTCAAAGTTTATGGTAACATACACCAAGTTGTCGTTGCTATAAGGAGTAGCAGTGCTATCTGCAAATGTAATACTACCAATACCAGTAGAAGTATATGTAGCGTCTTCTGAAAAATCAGCCCCAGCTATAACATACCTAACATTGTTTATAATTCTAGGTCTTATTATAAAAACTTGCGCAGTGGGGTTTGAACCAGCTATAGAGTTTACAACAGTTGTTTTAGTTCCGTTAGGTACTCCGTCACCACCAGCCCAATCGTATATTGCTTGGTGATCTAAAGAATTATCTATTAAATGACCATTTAAAGTTAATTCATAGTAGTCGCTTGTACTACCACCAGCTTTTACAAATCCTAACCCTTGAAATGATTTTTCAGAAATATCATTAGTAGTTGTTCCAGTTGAATTACCTTGTATATAATTAAACCATTTATTTTCTTTATCTAAAAAGTATGGTATTGTTCCAGAGTCTAAGTCGGTTGTAATAGAATTATTATACCAACCTTTAGTTTCTACTTGATCTTCTTGCCCAGAAACCGTGCTGTAAACTCTAGAAGTTGTGCCCTCGTAATTTAAAGTTCTAAAAGTTTTTACAGAAGAAAAACTAGTGTTAAATATAAACTTAACTTTAGAAGCTGTAAAAGTACCATAATACGTGTTTCTTTCTTCGTTAACGCCGTGTTTCCAAAGCTCACCATTATACATGGTGTAGTAAGCGCCATTTAAAGAAACTCCAGATTCTGGTATAAAAGATTTAAAACTAGTCCAACCGTTTACTCTTTCTGTAAAACTAACTGTTTTGTTTAACGATGTGTCTTTATATTTCAAGGTTAAATTATAAGTATCTTTAGTTTCGTCATAACTACCTAGTATAAAGTTAGATCCTTTTATATTCTTTTTAAAATAATCTAACATACCTTTTTCAGCTATATTTGTTATACCATCACCAGACAATCTTAAAACTGCTCCTTTCTTTTGATCTGTATAATAAACTCTATAACCGTAATTAGCAAAACTTTCTGGGTTTTTAGATATACCATAATCACCTACAAAAGGTATTACTTGTCCTAAAACACTATCTGTAGCTAATAGTTGTGGATTGCCATCAGCATTAAACAAAGCGTTTTTATCAACTAAAACTTTAACAGTTTTGTCTTCGCAAAAAGTAACCATGTTTGTGTTTCTTGTAAATAACTTCTGTATAGAACCATATTCAGGACTTAGTTGCTTTGTTATTTTTTCTGCTTGAATAAACTGGTTAGAGTTATTAACACCATTTTTATTTGAAAAAATACCAGAGTATATTAAACCTGTTTTTATATTTTCTTCCTTATAAGTACCAGAAAAAGTTGAAGAAACCTTAGGGCCTTTATCTATAATAGGTGCGTTAAAATCGTCTCTTATTCTATTAGACTCTACACCGTTGCCAAATGCAAAGCAGTTAAACCAGTTTAGATTTACAGGGCTTAACTCAACCACAGCTTCACCATTAGAAATATCTTTAGCTATAACAAAATCCTGAACAAAATCAGTTCCAAAATAATTACTTCTATAGTTACCACCGTTATACATTTTAACAACCGTACCAGCTGGAATGTCAGCTGTTACAGTGCTGTTTAGGCTTATTTGTAAAACAGGGTCTGTATTTACCTGTGTTATAGTTGTTGTTGGAAAATCTGAGTTAGTAGTACATGTTATATTATATCCAACTTTAGGTATTAAAATGCTGTTAGGTGTTTCGTAAAACAAATTTAAATCTGCAACTTGTTCTTTTGGTTCTATTTCAAATATAGCAGCGTCTTTTGTAAAAAAAGAATCGTCATTAGGTAAAGTTTCGATTATTTGAAGCACCTTAGTATTGTCACCACCAGTATTTAATGGGTTTGATAACACGTTAAAACTACTTAGTCCATTAACAACAGATTTGTCTAAAGTAAAATTAAATCTAATCCCGTTAACAGCTTCTAAGCCAGTAGCACTACTATTCACGGTGCTAGTAAAATTTTTAACCGGTTCTATTGCAGAAGAAACTACAGTGTAAATATTGTCAGGATCATCATACCATCTAAATTTTAAACCAACACCTTTTATCATTTTTTCATAAAAACTAAAAGTATCAGGATTAAAAGAACTTTGGTTTAATTTATCAACAAAGTTATAGGCGTTATAAGTCCAACCACGACCAAAATTATAAAAAGACGGTATTCTACCAAAAAACCTAAACGAAACGTTAAATTGACCCGCTTCAAAACCATCACCAGTAATACCACTACTACTTTGATCGTCATCTTTACCCCAAGCTTGAGCTTTATCAACAGCCCAATATTGAACTTTAGAGTTTCTCATAGGATTTAAATTAAAAGTACTTGGTAAAGTTCCTTGTGTAGAATCGTAATCTGAAATAGTTCCAAAAACAAAATTCGTTATGTCATAGTCATCGTTGTCAACGGTAAACGTGTTTGTAGTAGCACCACCGTCCCACTCTATAAGTCTCATGTTTTGAGCTGCAGAAACATAGTTTAAAGCACTTGATGTATTTTGAGTTTCTAAAACATACTCTTTTAAAAACTCGTCACTTTTTATTTTTAAGAAAAATCTACCTTTAAACTCAGATCTTAACTCGTTATTTACATTTTCAAAATACTCTAATTTAAAAGTACCATTGTCTGGGTTAGGACTACCGCTGATATTAAAAGTTCTTAAAAATCCAATATCTTTTTGTAAAGGTGTTTTTAAAGTAAAAGTATAATAATCACTAGCGCCTGTTCCAGGAGTTCTAGTAACGTTAGAAACCTCGTAAAAATCAGACTGAATACTATCAGTTGGTTTTGAAATTTTTAAATATTTTTCTTTAGGACCTGTTGTCCAAGTGCTTACGTCTTTTAAAGTTGTGCTACTTAACACACTGTAAGCAATGTCTATAGTAATAGATTGTATTTGCGGATAATTAGTTGCTGTAGCTGTACCGCTACCGTCAGGTCTACCAAAAGTAACGCTATTAGCAAAGCCTAAAGATTCTTTTTTGTATTTTATAGAGTCTGGCGCTTCGCTTTGTTTAGCTAAAACTTTGTACTTTACCGTGTCGCCATTTGCGTTATAAACAACATCATTAGAACCGTGTGCTTTTTTTAATATTATATAATCGTCTTCACTAACCTTGTTAGTTTCGTTTGAAGCAAAAGAAAGCCAAACGTTACCATCAACATCGTCATTATAATATCTATCTAAAGCTATATTGTAATATTCTTCAGAATTTTCTTTAATATAATATTTTAAATGTGTTGCCCAACTAGGAGGTGTTGATTGCAAACTAGCTGTAAGACGGTTTTTTGTATTAGAATTTATTTGTCCTATCTTTAAAACAGCTCCGCTTGAAGAAAAAACCGGTGTTTGTCTACCAAGTTCATCTAAAAAAGAAACACCTACTTGATACTCTCTTATTGATTTAACAGATTTACTGTATTCACCAGCTATATTTGTGGATAGTGCGTTAAAGTTAAATTTAACTCTTTTTTCAAAATAACTAGGTACGTCTCTTTGTTGAAAATAATTTCCATATATAATTCTGTTGGCAGAAACCTCTTGAGCTAAAGCTTTTGTAGGAACATTGTCATAATGTCTTAATAGTTGGTTTGAGGGGAGTATGGAGAGTATAGTTTCTTGTAATATTTCAACATCGCCAATACCGTTTAACAAACCTTCTGTAGTGTTTATGTTTCCTAACTGTTTGTTTGTTTGTATTGTCTGTGCAACGTAAACATTGTTGCTGTTAGAATTTTTGACTAGTATATCAACTTCTACAGCATCTACAGCTTTGTAATCAAAATTAGATAAAACTATACGCTTAACGTGGTTTACCATTGCTAAATTGTGACCTTCTTCAGAATCATACTCATAACCAGAAGGACTTGGTAAAAAAGCCACCTCAGTAAACGGTGACATTGCAGAGTACTCGCCGTCTGCATATTTCCATCTATAAGCAAATCTTGGAAAAACATTTTCATAAATGCCAGTTTCTTGCTCTAAAGTAGCTTGCCATGATATACCTGTTTCACCAACCACACCACCACCTAAAACATCTAACAAGCTGTTACTTATACTTAATATTGTAAAGTCAAATCTACCGCTATTAGCAGAAAAAGTATTTAATAAAACCCTAACCTGTAAAGGTCCAGTGTTGTCTTCTGCTAACGCGTTATTTGTTGCCGATAGGTTGATAATATCACCTTCTTGAAAGGCGTGTGAGCCTTGGAAATATAACTCGTAAACTCTTACGTCATCTCCATTTTGATCTACAAGTTTGTCTGAAGGTGGGTTTGTGTTTGTATTTTGGAAAAAAGGACCAGTGGTGTTAACTCCAGGTGGTTTTGTTAATATAGTGCCATTAGCATCTTTGTATAACCAAAAGCGATAGTTTGGTATAATTATATTACTAGGATTTGGAGATGGGGTTTGAGGAATTGTATAAACAGGCACATTAGAAACTATACCGTCTCTAGTAGTGTCACTTAAAGTAACAGTAGGCGCGTTTAAAGGAAATCTTCTAGCAACGGTTATGTCTCTTGCTTTAGGTATATTTCTATTAAAACCATTTATTATATAAAAAGTTTTTTGAGCAAATATAGCTGATTTACTAGCTAATTCTACTTTTATATTAGAGTTAATACTCGGCACTGAAGACAGTGTCACGTTAGGGCTTGTATACGTAAAAGAAGTATCTTCAACGCTATCAATAAAAACTTTTATATCACTAGCATTACTTGGTGTTGTTGAAAATCTACTACCTAAAGAATTTCCAAAAACAATACCATCATCTAAAGAAAACGTGCCTTTAGTCACGACTACATTATCAATAATCATGCTACCTGCAGAGTCAACTTCTAAGTGAAATTCATTTCCAGTATTACCACTTAGTGTAACTGTATGGCTTGAGCTAGCCGTTGGAGTTATCCAAGCACCTACAGCACCAGGAAGTCTTACTCTAACTTGGCCAAAAGCATAGATACTAACCTCGAAAGTTACTTTAACACTAGTGTTGTTTGCTAAACCGGTAATGTTTTGGTAAATACTTATGTCAGCGTTTTGAGCGCCACTAAATTGAACATGACCATTTGCAAGATCAGTGTTAGCGGGGTCAGTGGCTGTCCACTCCGTAACAGGGTTTGTAAAACCACCATTAGAAACTTGAGTATAAATTTTTCCATCTATAGTATCTACCAAACCATTCTTCATGGTTTCAATGTTTATTTTCTTAGGCTCACCAACATTGTCTGTCCAAAACAATATTCCATTTAATATATTTATACCGGTTATATAATTGTTATCTGAAAAACCAAGTATAGCGTTATTATTATTTTTATTAGCATCTACAAGTATAGGTGATATATCATTAGATAACAAATCATATTCTACAATGGCATCTGTATTGCTACCAGATATAAACCATATAATTCTATCGTTTTCAGCGTCTACTATAGAACCAACACACGTAGCACCGGCAATACCCGTAGCATTCATAGCAGCGTTACCTTTAGAGTTTGTTAAAGCGCCTACGTTGTCACTGTCAGACGATGCAACTTCAACATTCATTGCATCTCTGTACTCACCATTAGGTACTAATCTTTCGTCAAGGTCTTTATTCATTTTCCCTGACGTAAAAGTATTTTTAATCTCCGGCATATACTAGTGTTTTATTTGTTTTGACTTACCTCTTAGTATTTGGCTTATTTCTTCTAGTTTAATATTTGATAATCTTAGTTTTGCGTTTCTAATAGCTGCAAATCTTTCTTTTTTATATCTATTAACTATGTTTTGTGGTATATTAGCCCTTGTAGACATTATAGCATAAGCTATAGATTTGTACATTGCTTCTTCAGCAAACTTATGTACTTGCATTTCTGCATCTGTACCCAAACTATCACTTATATATTTTAACGTAACTGTAATTCCAGAAAAACTAGAGCTAAAATGTATTTTTCCTTTTAATGGGTCAATATAATACGAACCATTCATTTGTGAGTATTGCGGATCTAATCCATATCTTTGCCCTATATTTAAATCATATAAATTACTGTCATATTGATCTTCATCTATATTAATTATGTAATTATCTGTTTCTGTTTTGTAATTATCCCAAGTTGTAGAATTGTCTGTTGTAGCTAAATTACCGCTACTATCAAAAGTATATGCTTGGTTATTACCAGCGTCTTGAATTATTTTAAAAGGATTAGATGTTTTAGAAACAGGGTATATAATACGCTCTATACCCGCATTATCAGTATAAGTTAACTTTACATAGTTAACATAATCTTGTGGTAATACCATTGTAAGTGATGGTGGCACTATTATTTCTTGAGATTTTGTAGATTTAAAAGTATCAAAACTTAATTCTTGTAATGCTCTTTGTGCATGAAAAGCAACATCAGTTCTTTTTACTTTTTTCAACATTTTATCGTCACCAACATAAGCGATTATAAATTGATCTATTATATTTTCTAAAGAAGTAAATTGATATTCACCAAATATACTAGGTGATGCAGTGCTATAATACTGTTGTTGAGTTTGATTTATAAATCCCATTTATTATATTTTTTCTTGTTGAATGTTTTTTATTTGTTCTTGCGATGCTATTTGATATAGCTGTATATTTTCTATAGAAACACCTGCTAATTGTAATATTTTTAATATTAAATTGTTTTCTTCAGATGGGTGTAATTCAAAATCTATTGAATTAGCGGAGTTGTACATAGCTACACCATTTATTTCTACATAGTTCCAAGATACCGTAGCTGGTTTTCTAATATAATCACATTTTATATCATCAGTTATAAACGTAACCTGCACCGGACCACCATCACTTGACGCGTTATTATCATTACCGCTACTATCAACAAGGCCTATTGTAAGATCATTTCCACTTGTACTTATTGATCCAACAAAATAATCTCCATTAGCAAGGTTTGATTGTACTACTTGTTGACCTACCTCTATAAAATCATAATTAATAGCATTAGGATTAGTAATATCAACTTCAATCTCAGGACTACCGTTAGTAATAGTAAAACCCCCAACAACAAAATATGGAGCAGCAGACGCCGAAGGTGTTGTGCTATGCGGTTTTATTTTTATACCTGTAGCTGAAGTTCTAGAATATATAGGCCTTATTGGAGTTGGTCTTGATAATGGCGCTCTATCAAATAATAGTAACTCATCTTCAGTAACTTCTTCTATAGTATTTGTATAAGAACCGTTTACGCCAGTCAAAGAAAGCCTAAGCACGCTATCTAGTCTATAAACGTCACTTGGTAAAGTTCCATCACCAAATTGGTTTGTAATAGTAACAGGTCTTTGTCTTCTTTTAAATATACTTATTTTCTCCTCTAATAAATGATTTAAGTCACCATAAGGAGTATTGTCTTTTGGCAATCTATTATATTGATTCTTATCATAAAAATATTGTTCAAATATATCCATTTGAGCTTGGTTAGCAAATAAGTTAAACTCTTGTGGAGTTACGTAACCTCTTTGCTCTTTGTTAGCTATTGCTAATACTTTTTGATATACCGTGTCTATATTAACCGCCATAATTTCTTTTTAATTTGTAGTTTGCAATCGCCCCGTAGAGCGACTGCATCTACAAAGGTTTTTACTTCAATTGTTTTTCAATATTTGTGTAAATTTCCATACCTTCATCAGTTTTAAACCAAGAGGCTAAAGCTGAATATGGATGTTCGTCAAAAGGAACGTTCATTAGTTTTCTATCATTAGAACCCCACATAAATGTTCTTTGGTCTTGAGATAATTTTAACAAACCAGCTTCTGTGGCTCTAATACCTAAGTTTCTAAGAACAACATTTTCGTCATTAACTAATTCTAAGAATAATTCTGGATTTTTCTTAGCATATAACAACAAATCTCTTTTAAGTTCCTTAGAACTCATCTCTGTTACCTTAGAACCTAATTCTACACGCATAACAGCTTCTGCAGTATCTATATCTAGTGACTTAGCGGCCATTAAAGCTTCTATTTCTAATTCTAAATCTTCTACCTCGTCAGTAGCTATTGCTTCGTTATCTATTTCATAAAATAATTTATTTACAAAAGGATGATATATAGATAAAAACTTTTGCAAAGTAACAGAACTAGCTGGAACCATAAGCGTACCGTTTCTAAAAACAATATGACTTAATTGAACTTGCCCTTTAAATTCATCTACAAAAACAGTTTTTTGATTTCTAGAATATTGTATTTCTCTTTCATATCCTTTTTCTTTGTCAAACCAATACAAGCCTTTACTATGTATTTTATAACTAAGAGGTGACGTTCCATCGCAAAGAGCATAAACTCTATCTTTTACAACCCATTGGTCTTTTGTAGATTTTTCTTTTAATTTTGTTTTATCAACAGGTGTTGCTTTTGTTAATTCTTCTTCAACACTTGTTAAATCTATTTCTTTTTTTGTTTTTTTTGCCATAATATAATATAATATAAGTTAATAAAATAAAAGGGCCGAGGCCGAAGCCTCGACTCTTTTTAATAATAAGTACTATCCTTTAATTAACATAAAGTTGTTAGCACCTTGAGTAACTAGACATCTTTCAGATAAGTAGTGAACTTGCATAGCATCTAAATCAGAAGTAACAGCGCCTACAGAACCAGTAACCCAGCTCTTTAGTTTTCTTGATTCAGTTTGTGAAGCTCTATATCTTACGTGTAAGAAAGGTCTCTTTAGGTTTCTACCTAATGTTTGGTCGTAAACAGATGAAACTCCAGCAGGAATTATAACTCCGTTAACCGCACCAAGACCATTAGTAGCGTCACCAGTTGCAGCATCAATAACAGATCCTCTTGTAGTCTTGTCATTTAGATATTTCCAATCAGTTTTGTAGAAGTCATAAGAACCTCTTCTAAAACCAGTGAAACCTAAATTTAAAGCCATGTCCATAGAATTGTCAAATACACCGTATGCAGATCCAGCACCAGTATTACCACCATCTAAAGCAGCTAACATGTCGTCAATAGATAAAGAAGACGCTCTGCTTAAGTACATCATGTTTTCTTCAATAGCTCCCTGCTTGTCAAACTCAGCTAAGATAGCATCGAAGTCATTTAAAGTAGCAGCAGCAGTACCGTTCATTCCAGTAGTAATATTACCTCTGCTTGTGATAGCAGCGAATAAACCTTCTGAACCTTCAGGAACAACAACGTTACCACCATTCTTTTTAACAGCCTCAACAGCAGACATTTCTAGGTAATCATTGAAACGAGTTCTAGTATCACCTTCTGCTTTTAGGTACCATAGGTAACCATTTTGACCGTCTTCACCAGTAACTTCAACCCAACCAATTTGAGAAGCGTCAGATCCAGAAACTTCATAAAGATCTTTTAATATAATTGGTTTGTTGTTGAAAGACTTGAAAGAAGGCTCAACAGCAGCTCCTCTTCCAGTAGCACCTTTACCGTACTCAGAACCATAAACAAAAAGTTTACAGTCACCAGTGTTTAAAGGTATACCAGCAGCAACAAATGTTGCAGCCTCATAAGGGTGTAATTGAATTTGACCAGCAGTAAGACCAGCAGTTCCATCGTTGTAAGAACCAGCACAATACGCTTTTATTGTTCTAGTAGCAGTAGATACGATTACAGTATCACCAACTCTAACAATACCAGTAGTAGCTAGACCATCAGCATCAGCATCAATAGTAAATAAACCATCAGTTGAAGCATCTTGATCAGCATTATACGATAAGTGTAATCTACCTTGCTCAGACCACACAACTTGATCAGCAGACATTGCTTCTTCTGCACCAACTTGAGCTAGCATTCCAGATACACTTCTATTTCCAAATACTTCAGCTTCAGCCGCAACTAAATCTGGTAGGTACTGTTGTGCCCAACCAGTAGAAAAGTCTAGGTAAGAATCTGTAGTAGTTTGTTTTACAGGGGAAGGTACGCTGTTTAATAACGCACCAGGATTAATTGCCATAATTTTTTAATTTTTAAATTTATAATTTATTTTCTAACTTTAAACTTAAAAGCAGGAGAATCATCGCTAATCACTCTAATTTTAGGACCGCTAGTGTTGTCATTAGTAAATGACTGTCTTGGGTCCATGCTTACGTTTTTGGCTTTTGCAACACTTTCTTTTAAAGCGTCTGCTTTACCTTGCTCGTAAAAATGATTAGCAACAGCATCAGCGTTCATTGCTGTAAACAAAGATTTGTGATAACCTTTAGCGTCTGACATTTCATTATTTTCATTCAAGAACTTCTTGACAAAATTATTAATGTCGCTTTGAGTATCTCTAACTTCATTAGCATTGTTCACATTAAACCTATATCTTTTATCCCCGACGTTGTATTCAAAACCTTTGAATTTATCGTTAAAAACTTGATTAGTTTTATTTAAAAAATTTTTTGTTTGTTTTTCTGCTATTTTTTGAGTTTCTTCCGACTCTTTGTTATATCTATTAAAAAAGTCCATAGCCTTCTGTTGTTCAGGCGTTAACCTGCTTCCAGCTTTAACTTCTTGATAGTATTTAGACTTTTGCCCGTCTAAGTGGCTTTTAGCGTTGGCAACTTGCTCTTTTAACGCTATTTTCTTTTTTCTTATTTCTCTTTCATCGTCTTCTGTTTCGTCAAACGAAAAAGAGTCTTCAATTAAGAAAGTTATTTCATCATCTGTTAGATGTTTTTTAGTTTGTTTGTAATACTCTCTCAATATGGTTATGTCATCATAGCTAGAATAGTCTTGATTAAGACGCACGTAATCTTCTAGCGTACCACCGGTTTGTTCCATAAAATCTACAACTTTTTGTAAATTTTCAGGTATTGCTTTACCAGTTTCTTGAGCTTCTTCTATAGCTTCTTGAACTTCTTCTGCTAACTCTTCAGTTTGCTCTTGAACTTCTTCTTCAGTAACCTCTTCTAAAGTTGGTTGCTCTTCTTGTGCTTCAGCTTTCGGTTGTACTTCTTCTTGTTTTTCTGTGGACTCGGCATTTTCAGGCTCTGTAGCCACTCCCTCGTCGACAGGGTTGTTTTCTTTAACTTCATTTTCCTCTGGTTTTGGTGGTTTACTTAAATCTACTTTTACAATGTTATCATCTTGCTTTGTATCTTGTTTCTTACTAAGATCAACTTTTACAACGTTGTCTTCAGCAGCCTTTTCGACTACTTTTTGTGTTTTCTTTTTTGCCATAATATAATATAATAATAATTAATAATTTTTATCTAGGTTCAAAACTACCTAAATCAAATCCGCCTCCTAATATATCATTACCTGCGGATTCAAAGTTTTTAGGTGCTTTTGCACTTTTTCTTTGATCTATAAGCTCACTTTGTTGTGTAGCTTGTATTCTTGTTCTTTCGTCTTTACGATCTTCTCTTTCTTTTTCTCTATTTTGCAAACCTTGAGTCTCCATATTTTTTATCTGCATGTTGTACTGAAACTCTAATTGCATTAGTTGTTTTTTGTATTCAACTTCTTGTGCTTGTTTCTGAGCGTCTAACTGTGCTTTCATTTGTTCAAGTTGTGCTTCGCTTTGTGTTTTAACTTGTTCTTTTTGCATTTCAAGTTGTGCAGCTGCTTGTTGTGATTGAATATTAGCTTGTGACTGAGCTTGTATATTTTGCTGTTGTACTGCCTGATCTCTTTGTTGCTTTTTAATCCTTCTTATTTTTAATAATTGATTAGCAAGTTTTATGTTTTTAATTTCTCTAAGATCAATAGCGTCTTCAAGCTCTATACTTTGTTGTGCTAATGCTACTTGAATATTATTTTCAAGCATTGCTTTTTCTTCTTCATCAGGGGTTAACTCTATAAATATACCAAAGTCATACAGATGTAACTCTTTCATTTCTTCAAGTGTAGCAACATTATGAGTTCCTATAGCTTGAATAAACGCTTCTTTAGCCGGTGAATATTCTATAATGTCAGATATTCTTAATGATAATTGCTCAGCAACTTCTTGTGTTAAATGCAGTCCTGATTGTAATATATGTCTTGTTGCTGTGTTACTATTTGCCGCTGCTAATTTCTGAACACCTACTAAAGCGTTTTTATCTGGTAAACTACCATCTCTCGCTTCATTAAGACCGGTAGTGTCTCTAATCATTTGTAAGTAATAATTATAATTACCTATTAATGCTTGTATCTTGTTACCACCACTACCACTTGTTATTTCTTGTATTGGTACTTTACCTGGATTCATATCACCATCAGAAGTAAATGATCTACCTATAACACTACCTGTTTGGAAGAACATGTTCAAAGCTTCTTGTGGATTATAATTTGTTCCATTACCTAAATCTATTTCAGCAAGACCGTCAGCGTCTAAGTAAACACCATCTGGAACCATACGCGACATTACTTGTTGTAGCTTTAGGTGCGTTAGCTGTATCATGTCAGCAAAACCAGTTATACGTCTTACTAAACTTTCTATTCTGCCTTTATACATACGTGGCGCTACAATACTATAGTTCATTTTAACCTTAGTATAATCACTTTTAGGTCTAACCATATTTTTAGCCAACTCCCACTTTAACAACTTGTCAGTACCAAGTATCAAAGCTCCTTCGTATAAAACTTCAACTGATCTTGATAACTTATCAAAGTTTGTTGATTCATCTATAACAGGATTAAACTTATCGGTTTTAGGTATTGCTTTAGAAGCTCCACTACTAGTAGTTTTTACTTTGTAAACTTCGTTCATGTACGTTTTATAATTAAAATATAAAACTTGAACTTTATTAGGGTCTATACCATTTCTATTGGCAAAAGTGTCATCGTAATTAGAACTGTTATAGGCAGGGTTTGTTACTATATCTTCAAGCTCTTCAACAGTCATGTTTGGAAACTGCTTAACAAGCTCGTTTACTGGTATTGATTTTACTTCACCAACATAATATATATCTTCAAAATAAGGTGATTCAGTATACGAATATATAAGATTTGCTGGATCAACATACTTAACCGTAACACCATTAGACGTGTCAAAATTAGTTTTAACAGCGCCAATACCACAAACAGCTAGATCATAGTAAAATCTTTTTTTAGTTAACTCGTATTTATTACCTTCTAATAAAACGTTTATAGCTTGTTCTTCTGCCATTTCTACAGCTTGCTTATAATTAAGCTGCATGTGTAATTGTAGTTCTTCCTCTGTATCTGGTAAAGTTTCTTTTTTATTATCGTATAAATCTATACCAAAAGCTTCTGCCGCAAAATCATTTAATTCTTTAGCTCGCATGTCAGCAAGAACAGAGTCCATATATTTAGTTCTTTTGCTAACACCGTATGGGTCTTGTGAATAAGCTTTTATATCATATGTTCTTTCTGCAATACCATTTACAACTATATCTACAAATTTAGGTATAATCGGCACTGGTTTCCAGTCTAAATTTAAATAAGACAAATCACCGTTTATAGATAATTCATCTTTGTATTTTTGTATTGATTGCTCTCCTCTAGCGTATAATCTTAATTTATGAAAATCATTTCTTAACGTATCATACTTGTTAGCACCTCTATCATAAACAAACCATTCGTTTTCAATAGCCTTAGCAACCTTGAGTCCATACTCAAGACTTCTTTTTTCATCGTCACTAACTACTTGACTCGGGAAATAACTTTTTACAACTGATTCAGCCATATTTATTTTATTATTTTAGAACTATAACCAGTATTTGTATACTTAGCTATATTTATATTTAGTTTTTGTTTTTCTATTTTTGCATTTGGTGCATATAAATTCCTATTACAAGCCATTATTGCTAAACCAGAACTAATAGACGCATCATGTTTTGTTCTTTTGTTTATGTCAAACTTAGCCCAATCATTTAGTAGTTCGTTAAAGTAACAGCTACCAAACGTACCATCTTGCTTCATACCTACGTGATTTTGTATATACATTTCAATAGCTGCGGCATGTGCTTGTTTTATATCTTCGCTTGAGTTTGGTATACCACCAACTTCTTTTTCTGCTGTTGATAATTTATTCCAAACTTTATCAGGTCTGTTCATACTAAAACCTCTATAACCACGTCTACGTAAATAATATAATAGACGAGGTTTGTTGTTTTCTGCAAGTATTGGCATCCCATAAAATACTAATGCCATTAGAACGTCTTCAAAGAACATTTCTGCTGTTTGCGGTCTTGCTAAGTATTCTAAAAAGAACTGATTAGCAGGTGCGTCTTCCATGCTAAACTTTGTAAGCCCGTGCAAAGCGCCTTTAGAACCTTGACCATCTACTGTTCCTGATATGTCGTAGCTATCACAACCAAAAGCACCCATGTGCTCATTACCAGGATGTTTTATACCGTTTTTAATTACAATTTTATTTTGTAAATGCAGTGGTGGTGTCCAGCTTAACTTAAACCTACCTTTATTATCTGGATAAAAAATAACCGTTGAGTCTTTTACTCCATTTACCCATTGGAAATTACCTTTTGTTAGCGGTAGTGTTGAAGATAGTTCTTCATTATAGTCTATTTGCTCGTATATTTTTACTAAGTTAAATATACTGTTTTTTGTTTCATCTCTAAACGCGTGCTCTTCAGTTCTTGGAAACTGACGATAAAACTCATTTAATGCATCTTGATCTCCTTTTAAACCATCAGCTTCATTTTGCCAGTGGTCTATTACACCTACGTCTATTAACTCTCCATGGGGGTCAAAGACGTCATCACTCGGAGTATTGAAGACTGGGCCTCCGTGCTCATCAATAAATCCTTCGTAGTTCCACTCCATTGGGATAAAAAGAGAATATAAACCAGACGCTGTCTGTCCATTTCTGTTTCGCTTAGTGACGTCGGATGCACTATATAATCTTTTGAAGTTTTCTCCACCTTTATCTAATGAGTTTGATGTCGAGCCCATCATACATTTACCTATAATCCTACTACCTAATCGTAAACATGTTTTTGTAACTCTCCAGTTATTTAATATATTATCGGGTCTTTCCCATTTACCACTTTCATCGTGTACTAACAGCTGAAGCTTTTCTCCGTCATAACTGTTATCACCTGTAT